GTTGGGGAGGGCGCAAAGAAAAGGGTGCCGTCGACTGTAAGACCCACAGCATGACCCTCACCTTCCTTCCTTGCCAGCAAGCCCGCTAGGGCGCGCTAGATGGTTTCATCTGCTGTTGTCAGCACCTCTAAAATAGCAGTACGTTGCTCTCCCCCACAGTTCCCGTCCCCACGGAAGGTCGCCGTAGCATATTTCAGCCGACACCTTTGTTTGATGAGATGACGTTCATCACGCTGCTTACCTATTTCAAAGAATAGATACCAACCCAGGTTCCCCTGTTTACGCCCCGCCACATGCAACCGTGGTACAGCCCTGCTCGCATCGCTATCATCCCGACAGTGACGACTTGTGAAGTTGCAACAGATAGTAGCATCATTTATGTTACTCTTGCAACATGCCAAAAAAGAAAAATGTTCAACCAACACCACAACCAAAAGTTGACTGGTCTGGCTCATTAGCAGATTTCAAAAACGTTACCTCTAGTAACAAACCTGCAGGCGCAGCATTCACAAACAAGGGTGGAACATACACACCCCCAGCAAACGCCCAAAAATCGTATACGGGACCGAACCTTACGGCAATCAACAAAAAGTTCGAACCAAGCAAACTGGAAAAAGTTGGCAACGTTATTGGCGAAGCAAGCGGACTAAAAGACCTACAACGAGTAGTAGACAACCCTACAAAAGAAAACATTGCTTGGGCTGGAGTATCAGCAGCAGCATATCTTGTCCCAGGACTAGTGTCCGCTAAAGGTGGACGTGCAGTAACCCGTGCAGGTGAATCAGCATTTATTGATGTTATGGCAAACCGCGCAGGCGCAGAAGCAGCAGCACGAGCAGGAGTAAACGTAACCAAATCTTTGACATTGAAAAACGGTCAAGGAGCATTACAAGCAGGTGGTTCAACCGTTGCACAATTGTTCGGTCAGAAAGTAATCACTACTGGACCAAAAAGTCTTTCAGGAGTTTATGCTGCATCACAGCGCATGGCTGGTGAAGCAGGACGAGCAGCAGAAGCAATCAAAGCAGCAGAAATAGCAGGCAAAGTAAGCGCATTAAAAAACGTTCGCGGAGCAATCATGGCAACCAACGTGGTTACAGCAAAAGGCAAAAACAAAGCCAACATTGTAAAGAAATAACATGGCACCAAAACCTAAACGCCCAAACTACACAGGTTCCCTAGCCTCTTACAAACAATCAGTAGCAGACAAACCAAAAAGTTTAGACCTACCATCACCCTCAGACGTAGTGAACTATGCATCATCACTAGTCAACACAGCACGAGCAGCCGCAGGACAAACCACAAACCCACGCGACAAAAGCGTACGCACCCTCGGAATGGGAATCTCTATTGCCAACACAGCAATCAACCCCTACTCCGAAACAACCAAAAAACTTTTAGGGGCAGCCGTCAACCGTGACCGCCAATCCCTTACCGCACTATCCAAATCCGCTGCACTAGACCTAGCAATCACAGGCGGAGCAATCGTCGCAGGAAAAGGCATCCAAGCAGGAATCAACACGGCAGCCAACTCAGGAATCCCTGCACGAATCGGAAACAAAATAACAGGACAAACCGTACTTGTACACGGCTCCCCAGTCCGCGGGCTAAACGAAATCAAACCAAGCCTCTCACGCGCAATGCCAAACGAAGCACGAGTATTTGGCATGCGAACCGACGTTCCACTTAACGTACAAGGCGCAACCCAAAGCGTTACAACAGGATACGCCGAAGGAAGTTCATGGGTAGGAACCAGCCGTGGTCAACTTCCACCAGGTGGCGGTTCTCTTTACGTAATCAAAACACCAAAGAAAACAACAGACCTACCTGCCTACCCCAAAAAACCAGCAACACCACAGTTCACTGAATCAGGTCGACCAATCATCCAGTTCCCACCATCAGTCGCAACAAGTTCAGCATCACCAGCAAAAGTAGCAGGAGAAGTCACGCTACGAGGAAAAACACCTGGAGAAGTACAAGCCGCATTAAGAGCAGAACTTAAAAAGGCTGGCGCAAAAGTGCAACCAAACATCGTAGAAAAAATGATGAGCAAAGCCGAAGCCAAAAAACTCGCTGCACGCGCCAGAAACAATCCATCACTCGTATAAGGTTGTCCCTACATGGGAACTAAACGCAAAGTAGCACCAGAAGACAAAGCCAGATTCTTCGCAGCCATAGCAGCAGGCTCATCAATCACCGAAGCCTCACGCATCGCAGGCGTACACATCAACACAGGCTCCAACTGGTTAGCCAAATCCAAAGCAGCCAAAGCAAAACTAGACCAAGCCGTCTTAGAAGCCACCCGTGTCCGCGGCAAAGGCGGCGGTGTACAACACAAACAATACGAACAAGACCTCGACGAAGCCACCAACCTACCCCCAGCCATCCCACTCGGACGACTCTGCCCAGAAGCACAACGCGGACTAGAAGACTTCGACTTCTTCCGCCGCTACTACCTAGGACGAGTCCCCTCACCATGGCAAGTAGAAGCCGCCGTCACCCTCGTAGAACTCCTAGAACACCCCGAAAAAGAATTCGTCGTACTTAACGTCCCCCCAGGCGCAGGCAAATCCACCCTATTCCACGATGTTGCTGTATGGGCAATCGTAAGAAACCGTGCAATCCGAGTCATGATTGGCTCAATCTCACAAGCAATGGCAAAACAATACTCCCGCCGAATCCGCGAAACCCTCGAACGACCACAACCAATCCACCCAGACCCAGAAATAGTTAAAAAAGGATTAGCAGTAAACGCCGAAGGATGCCTCTCCATCGACTACGGCAGGTTCAAACCCTCCGACAAAGGCGCATTATGGCGTGCAGAAGAGTTCGTAGTAGAACAACTAGACGGAAACGGGCTAGACAACAAAGAACCAACCGTCCGCGCATACGGAATTGACTCAGAATACATTGGTCACCGCGCCGACCTATGCCTCTTCGACGACGTAGCATCCGTAGACAACGCCCGAGAAGGCGCAACACGCGACAAAATGCTCGAACGCTGGGACCAAGTAGCCGAAGCACGCGTAGACCCCGCAGGACTATTAGCAGTAGTAGGGCAAAGACTCGGCACAGGCGACCTATACGCCCACTGCCTCAACAAAATCTCATATGATGTTGACGAAGCCGACTACGACGGCATGGATATGACCACCCCAGAGTCACTCGCAGCCACCGAACCATCCAAAAGCCAAAAATATAAGCACATCGTCTACAAGGCATACTACGAAGAACTAGACACTGGTCCAAAATCACGCCGATACGACGCAAAACCCTACCCCGAAGGACCACTCCTAGACCCACAACGGCTCTCATGGAAAGATTTGTCCTACATCCGCTACTCAAACCCCCGAACCTTCAAAGTTGTCTACCAACAAGAAGACGACGCCGACGACGCAAACCTCATTTCACGTGTCTGGGTCACAGGCGGACTCGGACAAGACGGCGTACTCTACCCAGGATGCATCGACAACGACAGACTCCCAGGACAAATCCCCGAAGGACTCGGACCACCCGTAATATCCATCATCACAGTCGACCCATCACCATCACAGTTCTGGGGAATCCAATGGTGGCTCTACCAACCCCACACCAACCTACGATATTTGATAGACGTCGAACGAATCAAACTCACAGCCGAAGAACTCCTAGGATACGACACCACATCACAAACATATTCAGGAATCCTAGAAGACTGGACCAACCGTGCCTTCGCCTACGGCTACCCTGTATCACACATCGTCGTAGAAGTCAACGCCGCCCAACGCTTCCTCCTCGCCCACGACTTCGTACGCAAATGGCAAACACGCCAAATGGTCAACATCATCCCCCACACCACCAGCCGAAACAAATTCGACGAAAAACTCGGCATCGAAGCACTACTCCCACCCCTCTACCGTGCAGGCGCAGTAAGACTCCCATCAATGCGCGGCAACTGGAAAACACTCGCACTCGTAGACGAACTCACCAAATGGACACCAGACAAAAAAAACGGTACCGACCTAGTAATGGCAAACTGGTTCGCAGAACTACACTTCCCCAACGTCAGCGGAATCAAACTACCACCACGACAATGGCGACCAACATGGCTATTACAAGGCTAATATAGTACAGTTGCGTTAGCCGTCAAAAAATCAAGGAGTCTACACTAAGTGCTATCCGTTGAACAAATCGTCGAACTCTACAACACAAGACGAGAAGCACAAGGACCCGTCATGCGCCGCATGCGCGAAGTACGCGACCTCGCAAACGGCGACGTAGTAATCCCACTCTCAGAACTAGACCGCAACGCACGCACAAACGTAGCCAACCTACTCATCCAAGGCTTAGACCAAACCTCAATGCGCATCGCATCAACAATGCCAATGCCATTCTTCCCACCAATCAAACAAGGCAACCTTGACTCCCAAGAAATGGCACGCCTCCGCAAAAAAGTAGTCCTCTCATACTGGGACCACAACAAAATGAACCTAAAAATGCGACGCCGCGCACGCCACTTCCTCGCATACTCATCAAGCCCAGTAATGCTCCGCCCAGACTTCAAAAAACTACAACCAACATGGGCAGTACGCAACCCACTAGACACCTACGCCGCACCATCAGACGACCCAGACAACCTAGTACCAGACGACTGCATCTTCACCTACACCAAAACCGCACAATGGCTCATCGACTACTACGGTGAACAAGTCATCGGACGCTTGCGCATGGGACGAGTCACCTTCGACACCAAATTCACCATCCTCGAATACGTCGACGACCAAGAAATCGTTATCGCCGTAATGGGCGCGCCACTCACAGAAGGACTCACCCCACCAGAACGCGCAGGATTAGAAACAATCGAACTAGAACGCATCCCAAACCGCACAGGCATGCCACTAGCAGTAGTCCCATCACGCATCACCCTCGACCAACCAAAAGGACAATACGACGGAGTACTCGGAATGTACTTCACCCGCGCCCGCCTACAAGCCCTCACCGAAATCGCCATCGAACGCGGCATCTTCCCAGACGAATACCTCGTATCACGCCCAGGCGAAAACCCAGAAATCATCCAACTCGCAGACGGCAAAACAGGACAACTAGGTGTAGTCAAAGGTGGAGACATCCAACAACTACAAACCAACCCAGGCTACAAAACCGACACTGCCCTAGACCGCCTCGAACGCCAAGAACGCCTTGAAGGAGCCATCCCAGCAGAGTTCGGCGGCGAATCAGGAACCAACATCCGAACAGGACGCAGAGGCGAAAACGTACTTTCCGCAACAGTAGACTTCCGCGTACAAGAAGCACAAGCAGTATTCGAACAAGCACTCTACGAAGAAGACAAAATAGCAATCGGAATCGAAAAAGCATACTGGGGCAACCAAAAGAAATCCTTTTTCATCCCAGGACGAGTATCAGGCGGCATGTCACATTATGTTCCACTCAAAACATTCGAAACAGACTTCCACTACGTCACCTATCCGTCATCTGGTTCAGATGTTAACGGTCTTATCGTGGGTCTGGGTCAGCGTCTCGGCACTGGTCTTATGTCTAAAGAATCTGCAAGAGAAGCAGACCCTCTCATCACTGACCCCGAACTGGAAAAAGACCGAATTACCGCAGAATCTATGGAGGCAGCCCTACTGTCTTCCATTCAAACGCAAGCAGCGGACCCTAACGGACCGTATCAGCCAGATGATTTGGCGTATCTCACAATGCTTACCGTCGAAAAAAACGTACCGATATATCAGGCAGTACAAATGACACAGCAACGCGCACAAGAACGCCAAGCAGCGATGGCACCACAAGGCGCACCAGAAACCATGCCAGGACTAGCAATGCCAGGAATGGGAGCAGAAATGCAACCACAAGCACCAGCAGGTCCACCAAACATTCAAGGACTATTAGCACAACTTGGCGGTGGTGGTGCAGCAGTCACACAACAACCAAACACACCAGGCGCAGTTCTATCTCTAGGGGGAAGACTATAAATGGCAACATACGCTAATCGCACCGATTTGCAAAACCCAACAAAAAAACTAGCGGTAACAACAGCCACAGGACAAACCTATGGTGAAGCAGGCGCGCAACGCTCAGCACAACAAGCCGTACCAATGGGAACACCACAAGCACCCGTTGTAGCCCCAGGTTCACTAGGTGCATTAGACCGACCAACAGAACGCCCACTAGAACCAATCACCGCAGGCAACCCACTCGGTGCAGGACCAGGCGCAGAAGCACTCGTAACACCACTACCAGACACATTGATGGCAGGCGGCAAACAAGACCTCATCAACCAAGTACGATACGTGTACTCAAAATACCCAAACACAGCAGTACTCCAACTCCTACTTGAATTAGAGAACCAGCCGCTTACATGAGAGAAACCATTCAACAACTCGAAGCAGAAGCCCGCGCCGCAGAACTAATCAAAAAACAAAAAGAACAATACCCATACAAGTTCACCGCAGACCATGCAGAACGTTTAGCAAAAGCAACATACGGCGGCTACTACACCAACCCAGAAATCACTGCCTCAGTTGGGCTATCAGAAACACCAATTGACACATCGCAAATTCACATCAACTCGCAACGTCAAGCGTTAGCACACAGCGACGCATTACGCAGCAGAGAAAACATTCCTGTTGGCTCCAAGCCAGAAGCACAGGGCGCACAACAAGACTTTACCCTTGCTGACCTTTTGCGTATCGCCCCACAAGAAATGGCTGTACGAAAAGACCATCAACCAGAATGGTGGGACAAAGTAGACCCAACATGGGAGAACGGACTTAACTGGCGAGCAATCCCAGTACCAGAAATTAAAGACGCATCAGAACTAATGAACTTGCAAGAAGTTCAAGTATTAAAACTGTATTTGTCTAAAAGCCCTGAAGAATGGGATGCCATCCCAGGGATGATTGCAAAAGGCACAGTTGACATGGAAGGCAATCGAACAGGCAAATTCGATGCACGTATCGATTTACCAGCAAAGTTTCCAATTCTTAAAGACATGATGATTGCGCAAGCAGCGCTAACTAACCCAGATTTATCTGCTGGAGAAAAGTTTGCTGGCACACTTATCCAAGACTTCAAATTTGGTGTTTCAGCAACTGGGGCGGTACTTGGCACACCATTCAAAATTGCAGGGTTCTTTGCGCCAGACCACATCGGTCCAGCAGGCGGACTCGAAATCGAATCAGCGGGAATAACAATCCCAACACGCCTTAGCGTAAAAGACATCGTAGGAAAACCCGCACGCGCTATAAGCAAAACAGTATCCACAGGGTTTCTTGCAGCATCACAACTAGCAAAGAACACCGTTGAATACGCTATGACAAACCGTGGCGGAACAATCGGAACATTTACCGTTCCGCTACAAGACTGGGATAAATACCAAAGTTTGGTTATTGAGGGAAACATCCTTACCCAAATTGCTAAACAGGCTATCAACGAGGGACGCCTCGATGTCGGTGCAGGATTCTTCCCAGAAGGAAAAGCCGCCGAAGAAGCACGCATAGCGCACGATGCAGGTTTACCAAAAATTGCTGGAAAAACATGGACTCTTGGTCGCTACGCTACAGAACCGTTAATCCAGGAAGGATACATTGACCGAAACGGTTACATTGCATCAGTCTTGTCGGGAATTGTAGACGGAACATTTACAGCCTTAACAGACCCATCGATAGCAATTGACCCTGTTAAGGGTTTGATGGGCAAGTTCAACCTTGAACGACGCGCAGCAACAACATTGCTTGAAGGTCGCGCAAGAGACATAGTTTACGAACAATGGCGCAAAGAACGTTCAGCCGCAGGTTTGTCAACAGAAGCAAAAGAAGTTATCGATATGCCATGGGGAAGCGTCGAAGACGCGGGCGTGGTCAAAGAATACTTTGGCATGCTGCCACCTGGCTCAAAACTTACCGATGAAGCAGAAGCCGCAGCACAAGCCGTAGCAAACGAAACAATCGGCGGACAATCACTAATCCATCTTGATTCACCACCACCACCAGTTCCGTACAGGGCGCCAGATTACAGCGTTGACTCAATCAAAAGAGGTTTTGGATTGGTCGATACCGCTGACGGCAGATGGCGTTTCGAACCAACCAAAATTGACGAAATGCCATTTACTCGCGACGGCAAAATAACCTTAGACAAACTTGCATCTTTCGATAACGTAGGCGAACTATACGACTACTTCCTAGGAAACGTTCCAGTAGGTCTCGCAGTAAAAATCCAAGACGCAGTAGACGTTGCACGTGCAGCAAACAAAACGGTAGACCCTAAAGAAATTCACACCATCCTAAAAGAAGGTGTTTTGTCTGGCGACCCGTTCTACAACATCCGTGAAGTCCCAGGTGTAATCAAATCATGGGCAACACAAACAGGACCACGCATCGCACAATGGTCATCTGGCGCAACACGCCAATTTGCAAACATGCCAAACAGCACATTCTTTTCCTTTGATGACCCATTGGCTTCCATCAAAGACATGAACAAACTCATGACTGTAATGAAAGTTCCTAAAAAGGAACGTTACGAAATGCTTTCAAAAGCCATGAAAGTCGTTTCTAATGGCGAAGTAGGAAAACGTTTTGAATTAGCAGACATGTGGATGGACACCGTTGTCAGACCATCACTATCAAAAAACGGTGTACCTGACGAATGGATTAAAGGTGTCACCCAATGGTCTGGATGGTCAGACGGAATCCTTCAATGGACATGGGATGCAATCGGAGAAGGCTACCCTGCATCATGGTTGGCTGAAGGAAGCGCAGATGTAGTGCGTTCAACCGATTTCATGATGAAAGGTTTCATGATGGTTTCACCAGAAAACCTGAAACAAGTCATTCGTGAAACAACAAACCTATGGAAAGTGTTTGAACCATTTAGAGGCAACCCTGCGATGGAAGCGCTTTTGCGACCAACAATGTTTAACGCGCTAGAAAAAATCCAAACAGGTTACATGAAACCAATTGCTCTTGGCGCACCATTGCCTATACGAATGGTCACACGAATTCTTCCAGACGAACTACTACGTGTTGCAGTAACAGAAGGAATGAGCATTTCATCCTTGCACGCTTTGGGCTATTTGGGTCACGTGAACATGAACACATTTGGTGTAGCAATTAAGTCTGGCAGAGAAATACAAAAAATTATTCCACAGATAGAACACCTTGATGACCTCTATGCGAACCTTAGACGGGCGACAAACGCTGGTGATGCTAACGACATAAGAATTTATACCGAACTGATTAACACTTTTGAAAGCAAGTACGGCAAAAAAGCAGATTTGCAAAAACAAATTCGCTTGTATGAACAACGCCTTGATGAGTCTTTGCCAGGTAGCGGACGTAACGTCGCTGAACTTTCCAAAGGATTGATGGCAGACGAACGTGTTAAGCCAGGTGTTTTGAATTACGAACGCCAGATTCGTGGCACCGCAACCAAAGACATTGCATACGACATGAATGGCAACGCCATCATCAACCCTGATTCACCTGCAAACAAAAACTGGGTCAAAGGCACCGCACGCGACATCGTGCAAATGGCAGACACCCCAGAATATCGAGAAGTGGCTAAAGCCATGCTCGCTGGTGGTTCAAACGATGTAATCCAATTGCCAAATAGGTTCCTTAATGGAGACCTAAAAGACGTATTTGACGCTATTTATGCCAAGGCATTGCGCAACCAAGGCGTTGACGGCATGAGCAAAGTGACCCCACTGAACTCGGTAGAGGGTAACTCTGCTTGGGTATACACAATTTACAACGACATCCTTACCCGAACGGGCGGTGACAGAACCGCAATCGGTTCTATTGCTACAGGAAAACTTGGAACAGAATCTATTTCAAGCATTAATGCGTGGAAAGTTAAAACATCAACTTCCGTAAACGTGTATGAACCAACAAAATCATTCAACGATTGGGTCAAAAACAATCTTCTACAAAACGAAAACACTGGAAAAAAAGTTCCTTTTGCCCCGACAGAAGCAG